TTCCTAGCTATAAGTATTCCTAGCTAGATAATCCTAGCTAAGTGTATTCCTAGTTTTTTTTAATAACTGTAGTATTTCTAGTTCTAGGAATATATCTAGCTAGGAATATTCCTAGTATCTAGGAATGCAAATTTAGGGGAACATATGCCCGCAGTAGATAGGATAGATCCTAACCTATTGAAGAACATTAAATCACTGCCTATTGAAGAACAGGCAGAGATATTGAATTTATTAGATGAGCTTGAAGAAACAGAAAAAAAAGAAAAAGCTCGTGATGATTTTATGTCTTTCGTTAACCTTGTATGGCCTGCCTTTATTGGCGGTAGGCATCATTCGATTATGGCAAATGCTTTTGAGCGTGTTGCCCGTGGTGAACTGAAAAGATTAATTATTAATATGCCACCCAGACATACTAAGTCTGAGTTTGCATCCTTCTTGTTGCCAGCATGGTTTCTTGGCAACTACCCTGAAAAGAAAATTATTCAGACTGCTCACACCGCTGAGTTGTCTGTTGGTTTTGGCAGAAAGGTTCGTAACTTAGTAGACAGTGATGACTACAAGAAGATCTTTCCTAGCCTAGCGTTGAGGGCTGACTCGAAAGCAGCTGGACGCTGGAGTACCAATAAGAACGGAGAATACTTCGCTATTGGTGTAGGTGGTGCCGTAACAGGTAAAGGCGCGGACTTGCTCATCATTGATGACCCCCACTCAGAGCAAGAAGGCCAAAGCGCAGACCCCGGCGTGTTTGACCGCGTTTATGAATGGTACACCTCCGGCCCTCGACAGCGTTTACAACCCGGTGGTGCAATCATTGTGGTTATGACCCGATGGCACAAAAGAGATTTGACGGGGCAGATATTAAAGTCTTCTCTGCAAAGAGCAGGGTCAGATGAATGGGAAGTGATTGAGTTCCCAGCATTGCTGCCATCAGACGAACCATTGTGGCCTGAGTTTTGGCCCAAGCCCGAACTGGAAGCATTAAGAAACGAACTGCCAGCCCCGAAATGGAATGCCCAGTACCAGCAGAACCCAACCTCTGAAGAGGGCGCTCTGGTTAAGCGGGAATGGTGGAGAGAATGGGAATCCAATAAACCACCAATGTGTGAGTTTATTATACAGTCATGGGATACCGCGTTCTTAAAAACACAACGGTCTGACTTCTCTGCATGTACAACATGGGGAGTGTTTTACAAGGCCGATGAGACTGGGGTAGAGCAACCCAACATTATATTGCTAGACGCACATAAAGAGCGTTTAGAGTTCCCAGAACTGAAAAAGAAAGCCTATGAGTTCTGGGTGGACTGGCAGCCTGATGCGTTCATTGTAGAAGCAAAGGCGGCTGGCATGCCTCTAATCTTTGAGCTTAGGGCAATGGGTATTCCGGTATCTGAATATACACCATCCCGTGGCAATGATAAGATAGCTAGGGTTAACGCGGTTGCAGACCTGTTTGCGTCTGGCACTGTGTGGGCACCAAGAATGAGATTTGCTGAGGAAGTTATCGAAGAGTTTGCTGCATTCCCTGCTGGCGAGCACGATGACTTAGTTGACTCATCCACTCAGGCATTGTTACGGTTTAGGCAGGGCGGCTTCCTGAGTTTGAAGACAGACGAAGAAGACGAACCGTTTTATGGCGGAAAAGCCAATTATTATTAGGAGTCACTATGCCAAGCTGTGGATCAAAAAAGAAAATGATGAAAGGCGGCAAAACCAAGTCTTACAAGAAAGGCGGCAAGATGGAAACTCACACCATGCCTGATGGCACGGTAATGCCCGGTAAGACGCACAAGATGGCTGGCGGCGGCAAGTGCCGAGGCTATGGTGCTGCCACCCGTGGCATGAACACATCTAAGAAGATGGGATAGTCATGGCTATTGATCGCCCATTACAGAGCAATCCCTTAGAGACAGGTGAAGAGTCTTTAGATATAGAGATCTCTAATCCTGATTCGGTTTCTATTGAAACAGAAGATGGTGGCGTTCTAATCAACTTTGGCGATACAGAAAGTTTGTTTGGCCCAGAAGACCACAACGCAAACCTTGCTGATTACATAGATGAAACTGATCTTATGGCGCTTGCGTCAGATCTAGTTGGTTCGTTCCGCGCGGACAAAGAAAGCCGAGCTGATTGGGAGCGTTCTTATGTAAAAGGGTTAGACCTTCTTGGACTTAAGACAGAGGATCGTACACAGCCTTGGGATGGGGCGTGTGGTGTATTCCACCCCCTGCTGACAGAATCGGTTATTCGTTTTCAGTCTCAGGCAATACAAGAGATATTCCCAGCAAGCGGCCCAGTAAAGACCGCTATCGTTGGCAAGATTGACGACAAGAAAACAAGGCAGGCGGAGCGAGTTCAAGATTATCTGAACTATCTTCTCACTGAGCGCATGTCAGAATACCGAGGAGAGACAGAGAAGATGCTGTTCTCTCTTCCATTGGCGGGTAGTGCATTCAGAAAAGTGTACTATGATCCCAGTTTAGGCCGCCCTTGTAGTATGTTTGTCCCAGCCGAAGACTTTGTGGTGAGCTACGGAGCGTCAGATTTGACGACTTGTGAGCGAGCAACCCATGTCATGAAGAAGGGAAGCAACGATGTTCGTAAGTTGCAGGTCTCTGGCTTCTACAGAGACATAGATTTGCCACCCCCATCGTTCACCGCAGACGACATTGAGCGCAAATACAATGAGCTGACGGGTGACTCTGGCGGTTATAACTACGATTCACGGCACACCATACTGGAAATGCACGTTAATTTAGACCTAATTGGGTTTGAAGACACTGAGAATGGTGAGCCAACAGGCATTCAATTGCCTTATGTGGTGTCAATAGACCAGACATCTCGCACTATTTTGTCTATTAGACGTAACTGGTACGAGGATGACCCACTAAAAAACAAACGAGAACACTTCGTACACTACCAATACATGCCCGGACTAGGGTTTTATGGGTTTGGTTTGATCCATATGATTGGTGGTTTGGCAAAATCTGCGACATCTTTGCTTCGACAGCTAGTAGATGCAGGCACATTGTCCAATTTACCCGGCGGTTTGAAGTCCAGAGGGCTTAGAATCAAGGGTGATGACACCCCCATCATGCCCGGAGAGTTCCGAGACGTTGATGTTCCGGGTGGAGCGATACGAGATAACATCGCATTCTTGCCATATAAAGAGCCAAGCAACGTATTGTACTCTTTAATGGGCGATATCGTGGAAGAAGGTCGCCGATTTGCGTCTGCTGCGGACGTAAAAGCCGCAGATATGAACGCAGAAGCCCCAGTTGGCACCACATTGGCCATATTAGAGCGGTCAATGAAGGTTATGAGCGCCGTTCAAGCCCGATTACACGCCTCTATGCGCATAGAATTGAAGCTATTGACGCATATTGTGCGCGATTATGGGCCTGAAGCGTACCCATACGAGCTAGATGGCGAGCCAGTGGTTGTTGAAGACTTCGATAACCGCATTGACATCATTCCTGTTAGCGATCCTAACGCAGGAACGATGGCTCAGCGCATTATGCAGTACCAAGCGGCTCTACAGTTGGCGGCACAAGCCCCAGAAATGTACGATATGCCGTTATTGCACCGCCAAATGCTAGAAGTTCTTGGTATTAAGGACGCTGACGAGATTGTACCGACCGATAAAGACATGAAGCCTACCGATCCGGTAAGCGAAAACATGAATATCATCAATGGCAAGCCAGTCAAAGCGTTTATCTACCAAGATCACGAGGCTCACATCCAGACTCACATGGCAATGATCCAAGATCCACAGGTCATGGAAGTTATGGGCAAGAGTCCGAACGCGAAGAAGGCACAAGCAGAGCTTGCCGCCCACGTTCAAGAACACTTGGCATTCAAATACCGTCAAGATATCGAGAAAGAGCTTGGTGTTGCATTGCCATCACCAGACGAGCCATTGCCAGAAGATATCGAATACCGTATCGCGCGACTTGTTGCGCCAGCAGCAGCTCAGTTGTCTGGAAAGGCAGCACAACAAAAGCAAATGGAAGAGCAGCAGAAGCAAATGCAAGATCCTCTTGTTCAAATTCAGATGCAAGAGTTGCAGCTTAAGCAGCAGCAGATACAACAGAAAGCAGAAGCTGAGATGGCCAAGCTACAGCTTGAAGCCCAGAAAGCTATGGCCAAAGCACAGCTCGATCAGCAGCGGCTAGAGCAGCAGGCACAGATTGAACAGGCCCGACTAGGCGCTCGCATATCTGAGACCAACACCAGAGATGAACTTGAAACGAAAAGAATCGCTTCACAAGAACAAATAGCTGGTGCTAAACTTGGTGTAGATATTGCCAAAGACCTAATGGGTAAATAATGACAAATGAACTAGACACATTTGATTATTTGGTTTCTAATATAAGAAAGCAAATGAATGATGTAGCAGATCATGTAAGTACAGGCGGGTGCGACACATATGACGCATACGCTAAATGTTGCGGGATCATACAGGGTTTAGCTCTTGCGGAACGAGAGATTCTCGATCTAAAAGAGCGGTATGATAACGCATAGCGACTCCGGCGCTTTTCCGGTGCAGCGACTCTAGGCGCAATCCTAGTGCAACAACTCCGGTTATCCGGTGCAAGAGGTTATCATGACGGAAGTCGTGCAAATAAAAGAGGCTGAAGAGCCTCGCAAGGCTACACAGTTGCCTATACCCAAGGGGTATAAAATACTGATCGCGTTACCAGACCCCGAGAAGGAATTTGCGGGAGGCATCGTAAAAGCTGCCAAAACGATTCACGATGAAGAGGTCGGCTCACTTGTTGGCATGGTTCTAGAAATGGGGCCGGATTGCTACAAGGATCCAGCGCGGTTCCCCTCTGGCCCCTACTGTTCACAGGGCGATTGGATTCTCATGAGATCTTATTCAGGCACCCGTTTTAAAGTGCATGGAAAAGAGTTCCGATTGATTAACGATGACAGTGTTGAAGCTGTTGTTGAAGATCCGAGGGGGATTGTCAAAGTATGAGTGAGTCAGCTATGGAAACGCACAGCGCAGAAGATAAGTTCTTTGGTGTTAAAACAACCTTCGACAAGAAGGCTAAGAAGCCAGAGGCAGAAGATTCTTCAGAATTTAATATTGAAGTTGTTGATGATCGGCCAGAAGATGATCGCCGTCCAAGCAAAGCATCTACCGCAAAGGATGATGACATTGATGATGACGAGTTAGGTCAGTATTCTGAGAAGGTTCAGAAACGTCTCAATAAACTTAAGTACGAGTATCACGAAGAACGCCGACAGCGAGAAGCTGCCGAGCGTATGCGTGAAGAAGCCGTTCGATTGGCTCAACAGGTTACTGGCAAAAACCAAGAGTATGAAGCAATCATATCTCGTGGCGAAGCAGCACTTGTAGGTCAGATCCAAGAGCGAGCTAAACTAGCCCTTGAGCAAGCAAAGAACTCTTACCGTAATGCCTATGAAGAAGGCGACACCGATAAGATCATTGAAACTCAAGAGCGTCTAAACAGGGCACAGGCTGAGTATTCTGAGGCAGAGCGTTACAAACGTAACCTTGAACAAAGAATGGCTCAACAACAGTTCCGGCCACAGCCGCAACAGGTGCCTCAACAAGTTAATCAGCAGGTGGCACAGCAGCAGTACACCCCTCAACCTGATCCCGCAGCACAAGAGTGGGCATCAAGGAATGAGTGGTTTATGAAGCCCGGCCATGAGGAAATGACAGCCCTTGCATATGGCTCTCATACCGCTGCGATTAATAAAGGAATTAAACCTAATACTGCGGAATACTTTGAGTACATCGACTCCCGAGTACAAAATGCATTCCCAGATTACGATTGGCAGGATAAGCGATTAGATAGCCGTAACGCACCTTCGACTGCCAATCCTCGGGCCTCCTCGGTGGTCGCTCCATCTACCAGAAGTAATGGAGCAAAACCGCGCACAGTGAAGTTATCGGCTACCCAAATAGCTCTCGCCAAGCGATTAGGGTTATCAAATGAACAATATGCCAAACAACTCTTGAAGGAGAATATGTGATGGCTGAAGAGCGCACCCCAAGAAGTAAAGAAACGCGACAAGAAGAAAGTCGTCCATCTGATAGCTGGGTTCCAGCGTCTATCCTGCCCACCCCCGATCCTCGGGAAGGCTGGGTACATCGTTGGGTTCGGACTAGCACTTTAGGAAACGCTGACAACACTAACGTGTCTAAGATGTTTCGTGAAGGCTGGCAACCAGTAAAAGCAGAAGACTACCCTGAGCTTATGGTTCAGTCTGACGTAGGCTCCCGTTTTGCTGGTAATATCGAGATTGGTGGCTTATTGTTATGCCGTGCTCCAAAAGAGAAAATGGAATCTCGCTCAAGACATTTTGAGCAGGTTGCTAATAATCAAATGGATTCAGTGGACAATAACTTCTTGCGCGAAAGCGATCCTCGTATGCCTCTGATGAAACCAGAGCGCAGCACGAGAACAACATTTGGCAGGAGTTAACCTCTGGCAAGGGGTTCTCCTAATTAGTAAGGAGGCCAATCATGGCTACCACTGCGACCCCTACTGGTGCAGAACCTACTGATACGCTGAGTGCGAGCGGCTCTTTCACCGGAAAAGTTCGTCACATCAAAGTAGCAAGCGGTTATGGCACTGCAATTTTTTACGGCGATTTCGTAAAATTAGTTAACACTGGTACAGTAGAGAAAGATACTGGCACTACCTCAGCAACACCTGTTGGTGTTTTTGTTGGCTGTGCATATACCAGTCCTTCTACTGGCGAGAAAACTTTCTCTCAGTATTTCCCTGCAAGTACAGCAGCGGATGACATTGTGGCTTATGTGGTTGATGACCCCAATGTATTGATGCGTATGCAGTCTGATGAAGCTATTGCTCAGACTGGCTTAGGCAACAATGCCGCTATTGTACAAACAGCTGGTTCAACTAGCATCGGACGCAGCAAAAATGCTGTTGACGGTTCGTCTATTGCTACCACTAACACTTTGCCCTTGCGTATCATCGACTTTGTTGATGGCCCCACAAGTGCAGTTGGTGATACCTATACTGACGTTATCGTTAAGTTCAATGCTGGCCACCAGTATTCCAACACCACTGGCGTATAAGGAGAATTAAGCAATGGCTATTTCACGCGCACAGATGCTTAAGGAACTCCTACCCGGGCTTAATGCCTTGTTTGGTTTGGAGTACGAAAAGTATGAAGACGAGCACGAAATGATTTATGAGACGGAAACGTCTGAGCGATCATTTGAAGAAGAAGTGAAGTTAAGCGGCTTTGGTGCTGCTCCTGTTAAAGCTGAAGGTGCTGCTATCAGCTACGATTCAGCTCAGGAATCATTCACTGCTCGATACAACCACGAAACTATCGCTATGGGTTTCTCAATCACTGAGGAAGCTATGGAAGATAACTTGTATGACTCACTGTCTGCTCGTTACACCAAAGCGTTAGCTCGCGGCATGGCTTACACCAAGCAAGTTAAAGCAGTCAATCCGTTGAACAACGGCTTTGGCTCTTACAACTCTGGTGACGGCGTTACCTTGTTCTCAACCAGCCACCCCTTGGTGAATGGCGGAACTAACTCTAACCGTCCTGCGGTTGGTGCTGACTTGAACGAAACTTCATTGGAGAACGCAATCATTGAGATTGCTGCTTTCACCGATGAGCGCGGCCTGTTGATCGCAGCTCGCCCACAGCGTTTGATCGTGCCACCTGCGTTGATGTTTACAGCAGAGCGTCTGCTTGAAACTACTCAGCGTGTGGCAACAGCAGACAATGATATCAACGCTATCCGCAACATGGGTGCAATCCCCGGCGGCTACTCAGTCAACCACTACCTGACTGACAGCAATGCGTTCTTCATCATTACTGATGTGCCTAACGGCATGAAGCACTTCCAGCGTACTGCGATGGAAACCTCAATGGATGGTGACTTCGATACTGGCAACGTCCGCTATAAGGCTCGTGAGCGTTACAGCTTTGGCGTTTCAGATCCTCTTGGTATCTACGGATCACCCGGAGCATCCTAAGTTTAAGGGGGGCGTAAGCCCCCTTTTTCTTGTATTCCCCTGACAGCAATACTGCTGACTCACCCACGACAGGAGAACTAAAATGGGTACTACTACTTTCTCAGGGCCAGTTGTTTCAAACAATGGCTTTACTGGCGATGTTACTGGAGACGTTACTGTTAGCGACTTCGCTAAATTTACCGCAATTACTACCGCAGAACTTCCTGCTGCTGCCGCTGGCAATGCTGGACAGGTTCGTTTAATCTCAGACAATGGTGCTGGTGATGATGAATACTGTTTAGTTATCAGCACGGGCGCTGCTTGGGTTACCGCTGTTGGTGCAGCACTAAGTTAATGATTGGGGCGCAAGCCCCTTTTACAGGAGAGTAACCTATGCAGAGTTTAGCTAGAATACACGAGGCCGGTCGGCACGAAAGCGGTTTCGCAGTTCTTGGCCGCCATCGTGTAAAACTTATTTCATTTCTTGGCACTGCCAGTGCTGGGAAGTTTACTTTATTTGATACAGATACCGCTCCAATATCTGGCACATATGGCCAGTCTGGAACGACAGTTACTGTAACAGATGCAGATCATGGCCTTGCAACAGGCGACATGGTTGGCATTTGCTTTAGTGCTGGTACAGGCGGTCAGGCTCAGTCAGGCAACTACGAGATTACAGTAGTAGATGCTGATACATTTACTGTGACTATGCTTAACTCGGATACCATTACTGGCACCCCAGCATGCTTGTATGTTGCGAACCCAGCGTCAAGAACAGGTGAGCCAAAGCGTTGGGTTATGTGTAAGAATGTTGCCGCTGCTGACACGTTTGCAAACGATCTTGAAATCCCGAATAGCGGCTTTCTTTTTGGTATAGGTGTTTATGTTTATATGACCAACCTTACTGAAGTCGGTATATTCTACGAGTAATTAAAGGCGTAAAGAATAATGGCCACGAAAAAAACCACCAGCAAATCAAAGGTTAATCAAGCGGGTAACTACACCAAACCAGCATTGAGAAAAAAAATCTTTGAAAAAATAAAAGCTGGCGGCAAGGGTGGAAAGCCCGGCCAATGGTCTGCCCGTAAAGCTCAGATGGTGGCCAAAGAGTACAAAGCTCAGGGCGGAGGTTACAAAGACTAATGCCTCTCAAGAAGACTCAGAAATCCCTTAAGAAGTGGACGGAGCAGAAATGGCGCACCAAGTCAGGCAAGCCATCCACTCAGGGATCAAAAGCAACGGGCGAGAGGTATCTCCCCGAAAAGGCGATAAAGTCGCTATCTTCATCTGAGTATGCAGCCACCAGCAAGAAGAAAAGAGAAGACACAAAGAAAGGAAAACAGCATTCTTCTCAGCCTAAAAAGATTGCCAAGAAAACAGCGAGGCATAGAAAGTAATGGCAGAAAAGAAAGATCCTAGATTGGCTCGCGCTGGCGTTAGCGGGTACAACAAACCCAAGCGAACACCAAATCATCCGAAGAAGTCTCATGTTGTTGTAGCAAAAGAAGGTGATAAGGTTAAGAATATTCGCTTTGGGGAGCAGGGCGCTAAGACCGCTGGCAAGCCAAAGTCTG